CACAATCTTTTTTTATAATATATAAAATCTTTTTGAAATAAATACATCAAGTAATGAAGAAGAAGATTTTGAAAAAAAAGACTTGTAACAAAGAAAAAGATGTGCTTATCTCAAATGAAACAAAACCAAAGGAGGGTAATGGAGTGAGAATAACAAGCAAGTTAAGAAGCAAGCTGAAGAATCTTGTTAATATTGGACAAGGTCTTTGGCGTGTATTCAACAGAAACGGAGATGCTTATTATTGTAAAGATCCTATTCTTCTTGCCGATACCATTTATCGCAGGAAGTATAGTGAAGTAAACATACAAAACCTCAATGGCCAATACATCAAACAATATTTGATAACGGGCAGAAAAGAAAAAACAAAAGAGAAAGCAAAGGAGTAAGCAAAGAATAAAATGAAAAAAATAAAAAAGAATAATCCCAGTCGTAAAATAATCAGCGAATTCATCGAGGAATATTATCCAGATGAAGCAAACAAAATATTACTGGCAGATGGATTTGATGGTGCATTCATTGGAATTGGTAGTGCGTTTAGCGGAAAGAATGTGGCCATCTATGACAGGGCAAAATGCATCAAGATATTGGAGAAGGATATGAGTCCTGATGAAGCAGAAGAGTTTTTCAGCTACAACACCGAAGGTGCATATGTGGGAGAATACACTCCTATCTTTATGAATAAGGTGAACTCATAAAGGGTATTAGCTGTTTTAATAACTCACCCCCATCCATAAAATATATAATTATTTTCTTGTATCATTTCTAAAATCTGTCATTCTGCAACCCATGAGCAACACAACAACAGCAACGACACCTAACAGCGGGGCGGTGATGAACCTCTCGCACAACGAAACCAATCTGACAAAGGTCAGCGAGATAGTTATTCCCGACCTTTTCAACCGCCGATTAAAAACTGGCAATGAAACTCTGGATAAGATTTTCGGGGGCGATGGTCTGCTACCCAGCACAGTTTTTACACTTGCGGCGGGTGCTGGTCTTGGCAAGACTACCTTCCTATTGCAGATGTTAAATTGCATGACCAAGGTGGGAATTAAAACTGCCTATATCTCTGGCGAAGAAAGCAGGGAAATGTTGGCATACACTTGTCGGCGTTTGGGTTTGAAAGATGTGAACATCGCCATTCAAACTGATGTGGACAAAGTAATTGAAATGATGAGCCAAGTGGATGTGATGGTGGTGGACAGCTTTCAATGTCTGACCACCGCAAGAAAGATGAATGGCAGGGAGAAAGAAAGTTACTGCTTGCACGAACTTATCAAGAGTAGCAAAAAGACAGAGTGCGTTCTTGGTTTGATTCTTCACGTGACCAAGAGCAACAACTATCGGGGTTCAACTCTGATTCCTCACGCCGTGGACGCAAACTATATGATGCGGAGTAGCGTGACCGATGAAGATGTGCGGGTGATATACAGCACCAAGAATCGTTATGGCAAGCTATACAATGTGGAACTTCGTCTTGGACATAACGGATTCGATTTGGACAATGCAATTCGAGTGAATGATGGAACTGCCCCGAATCCGATTGACCCTCGCAAAGTGCGTTGGCAAGAAGATTTGAAAAAGGTTCTATCGCTGACCGAGCCAATGACGCAAACCGATGTGACCAATGCGGTGGATGGAAATGTTCAGCGGGGTTACCTCATCATTCGCCAACTCATCCGAGAGGGCAAAGTGATGAAGGAAGGGCGGGGAGAGGAAGCAGTATATAAACTTACGGAAGCTGGCAAAACTAGTCTTGCTCAAGCCCTAGAACAAACCGATACTGCTGATAATGCAGAAGGTGAAGATGCTGGTGAAGAAGGTGGTGCTCAAACGGAGGGCGGGGTTTAACCCCCCGCTCTCCTTTAAGGAGGATTAGATGAAGTTTAATCTTTGGCAAACTGCAGATATGCAAGAACCGGTGCAGTTAATTCAAGCGGATACTATTGAACAAGCATTAATGATGGCTTTAGAATCTTGTGGTTATCATTTAACAAATGCTGAATTCGAGGATGAACTTCCGGTGGTTAAGTTTAGGGTTGAACCAAGATGAAAGAAAATATAAAATATAAAAAGTTATTAGACGAAGGTGTGGATATACTTGCCGAGTTGATGAGTCAAGCTGATGACGATACTCCTCATGAATATCGCACCCGACACTTTGATGAAAGCTTGATGGCTGCTCACGACTTCATTAAAAAATATAGGCAGGAAACCAAATGAAAGTTAATTATGTTGCAAGAATGTGGTTTGAAATGGAGACACCTATCGGAACTTTTGATAATATACCGGTGGATGAATTGCTAAACATGGCACAGAAAAGGATTGACTATTTGCGAAATCATCCACAGGATGCAGTCGAGGCATTTGATTATGAGGATAGCTATACAACAGAAGAGGAGATTGCATGAAAAGAGCAACTGAAGTATTAGAACAAATACTGAAAGACTATCAGCAATTGGTCATGCATGGTGATAATGATTTGTGGCAAGAAAGACTGATGGCAAACATGATGGATGCCCAGCAATCATTGTTGAATGAAAAGATGCGAGGCAGATATTTGGCTGAACAATATGAGTTTGATTTTAGAAAATAATTGACAATCAATAAGGAAAGGTATATAAGGTTAAGAATATGGTAGATCGAGTGAACATGAAGGTGACTGAACGAGAAAGACAAAGTGGCGAATCATTTGCCCGCTTTCTTAAAAAGTTTAGTGGCAAAGTGCAGGAAGAATGTGTGATTGAAGAAGCCCGAATGAGATCAAAGAAGATGAAGCCCAAAGCATTTGCTCAAGCCAAACAGCAATTAAAATTGAAGATGTGGGGCAGTTATACATGGAAGCCCCCATTCAAACATCAGACTCGAATAGAAAAGACGGCGTAGAGCTTTGCCTCCGTCGTCTAACTGGTTAAGACCCACGATTTATATTCGTGAAGCTCTAGATTAGGGCGCAATATTGGTTCGAATCCAATCGGAGGTATTTTGGGCAAATAGCTCAATGGTTAGAGCAGAGCACTCATAATGCTTTGGTTGGGGGTTCAAGTCCCTCTTTGCCCACAATCATTTATTTTTAAAAAAATAGAATATATAATAATCATGGGCAGATACCGAAGTGGCCAAACGGGGAAGACTGTAAATCTTCTGGCTCACGCCTTCAGTGGTTCGAATCCACTTCTGCCCATTTTATATTCTTGACATTTTAAAAATAAATGACCAAGCTAGCAACATGAAAAACAGATTAAGCAAAACATTTGAAAAACAACTGCTCTCAGAATTTGATAAAGAAACCATTGATAGTGTAAATCATTTTCTAAATGATATTGAAAAGATGTATAACACAATCAAATTGATGAGATACATTGAAGATCCCAAGAAGCTGGATGATGATTGGAATGCAGAATGGGGAACCAAACCAGATGCTTGATGTTACAGAGATGAAAGAGCGAGCCACCCGAAAAGTGTGGATGGTGCTGGAGGAACTCAACGAGGAATACAATGCCGAGTTTGATTTTCCCAAAATAGAATGGGTGATTTGTGGCAGCACTGCAGGAAAAGCATGGCTGGGTCAATGGCGTATTCAGTTGAATGAACAATTGTGCAAAGAGAACATGGAGGATTTCATGAATGATACCATTCCTCATGAAGTGGCTCATTTAGTTGCTTATAAAGTATTTGGCGATGATGGCCATGGTCAGGGATGGAAGAGTGTAATGATGGCACTGGGATTGAATCCAAGCAGGTGCCACAACTATGATACCAGCAAAGTTGACGGCAAACGAAGCCGAAACAGCATGTTTCGATAAAAAAATATAAAAAATAATTAAAATAATTGATTTATCCATAACCCATGAGATACATATGGTTGTGGACAAAAAGAAAATCAAACACAAGATGGTGATTAAAGAATCTATACCAAGTGATGAGGAATTGTTGTTGGAGAATGCAGGTGATGTGGGTTTGAATTGGCGAGAAGTTCTTAAAGAATTATTTAAATAAAAAAGATTATATATTTTATTTTGGCAAGAATTGTTGTTTTGAATGTGGTCGAGGTAAATACTTTTATGATTAATGAACTACTAAAATGGTTAATGCCCATACCTTTCGCAATCCTACTATCCAGCTGTGCCACCAACAATGGCGGAGGTGGATCCAATTCAACTGGCGGAACAACAGTCCAACAAAAGATTGAGCAGGCACTTCCTTATGTGAAACCTGCAGTCAGTCTTGCCTGCACTGCAGTCCTGTCTGGTGCCGTCAGCCCCGAAGACCGAGTGACCAAAGCCAAAATGATTCATGATGTGGCCAATGTGATTCGCAGTTTGAGCAGTGGATCTGTTCCTTCTGCAGATGATTTGGATGAAGCTGTGGCTAATTTTCTTCCAGAGAAAACACATTGGACAAACTTCGCTGCCAGTCTTAGCGATGTGTATCGCGATCTTTATGGCAAGATTCAAGATGATCCTGCACTGGCCCTCAAGGTTCTTAACGCGATTGCAGATGGTTGCGTAAGCGCCACCTCCAGTTACGTAAGATAATGGACGAGTTTGGTGATATTGTAGACAGCATCTACAAAACATATTTCACAAAATTCTGGGGACAAGAAAGCTTCGAAGAGGTTAAAACAAGAAGGAACGGGTTCAAACAAAACCAAATCATATTTGATTATCTTACCGATCACGGATACAAATACGATTTGATACACCGCACCTATACAGATCCATATGGTAAACCTGTTCTGAATCCGGATTTTGTTTTCCTGAATTTAAAAAACAAAGACGCAGTTCCCTGGCAAACCCCGGATGAAAAAAAATAAAATAACATTAAAAACAAAGAGCAGTGAGATTATGATCAAATGGTTTCACCCGTTTGAAATTGTGGTTCGCCGAGATTACGGGGAGTATGATGGTTGCAGTTACGGACTGGATCTGGATCTGCGCTGCGTGTGCACGTATCACACATATGAATATGGTCGCATTTTCACTCTGAGAATTCTGGGATTTGGTTTTGAATTTTCATCTTTGGAAATCTAAAAATATTTGTTGACGCTTGGTCGCCAGCTGATACAAACATACTATGCCAAGACCATGCCTGCGTTGTAAATATCGTCCCAAACCCAAAGCAACATTTAAACTTAAACTTCCAAAAAAATTAAAAAAATGATTTGAAAAAAGATAACTATTATTTGTGGAGAATTTCACAGATAAAGAAAAAGATTTGTTGATTCACATTGGTTATTTGGTTCTGGATGATGCTCATTTAAGTTCTCGTGTGCTTGAGGAATTGTTTGATACTTTCGATATTGAGTCGGATAGCACATCAGATACTTTGCTGGAAAAATTGACAGATCTGGTTTGATTCACTTGATTTCTTTTACCCATACCTTAACATGCTTTCAGTTCTTTCTCCTGTTCAATTACCCAAGGTAATTGGCTCAGAACGTGTAGTTCGTGTTGCGGTTGTGTTGTTTGTTCCAAAACAGAGTCAGACAATGTCTGGCAGGAGAAAGAACTATTTTATTAAAATATATTCTTGACATTTTGTCAAAATCTTGGCAGGGTATTTTGCATGATGACAAACCTACAAGAACGATATATTGATGACCCCAAGGCACATCTGATCAAAGCTGTGCTGGAAAGGGCAGTGCTAGACCTAACAGAACCCAATGACCAAGTAACTGATGATGATGTATATACAGCTAAAAAGCTCATCAGTAGTTGTGTGTTGGATGAAATGATTGAGAGTAGTAATCTTGATCTGTGTGCCAATCTTGTGCGAATCAAACTACGCATACCCAGAAACAAGTCTGCTGATCATGATTATGGAGCAGGAGTTAATTAACATGAAAATCAATAATATAGAAATATCGGCAAAGCATTTTGGTTATGATGGATGTCACAAAATCTATCTGATTGAAACAGAGGAACAATATAGGGAAGCTCAATCGAGTGAGTATACCGTTCTTCATATATCAAAATTAAAGAAGACTTTTGAGGATAGTTGTGGTCTTCGGTTCATATCAAACTGGGCATTAAACAAACAATATGTAGATCAATGTGAAGAAGCGAGGTTCTCATGAGCTTTATTGTTAGCAAAAAAGATATGCTGAATACTGTTGGCTATATCAATGGCCAAAGAATACACTTCAAGATGCCCGTGGAATTTGATCAGTTGATCAACAATACAGATGGAATATCATATATAAATTCCCTTGTGGACGATTTTGTTGAGGATGGTTATCTTCTGCAAGACTTGAATTACTTTCCTGAAAAGCTGGAAGGTGAAACCATTATCATAAGCGTGGATGCACTTACTGATGAATGGTTGGAAGGAGATTCATAACAATGAGGGCTGGCAGATACAGCGTATTCGAAAAGCTTTATCAACCAGTAACAAAGCAGGATGGAAGCATGTTGTTTGAAACATATGGGTATGATCTAGAGGAGGTGATAGATACAAACTATAATCACATATGGACACTACTGGATTGTGATGGCAAGTTGAGGATAGGTGCGGGTTATCATATTGTTAACCGAATGAACTATATCATCACAAAGCATCCTTGGATCAGCAACGAGTTGTGCTTTGCCTATTGATACCTGTCCAAGAACATCTTCTAAATAATTTGCGGTCTGACCAAAAATTCATCTATCCTGTCTATTAGACAAGTTTGCCCTTGGCGTGTGTTTGTACGTTATTTTCTAAAACGTATGAAAATTTCGTAAATGAATAATATTGCAAACAATAATATTGATATTGGAATAACAAAAGTTAATCCAACTGCCAGAATTATGGATAATATATTTTCAATCATTAGGAGGATTTAGGAATGGATTTATACTTTCCAAAAATTTGTTAACCTTTTCCATTTCTTCTGGTGTCACTTCATCATCTTTGTCGCCTTTGTTCACATTCATGCTGCCCAGATAAAGCTTATTCTCTGGCAATTCATTAAAGTCAGGCAAATCCCATGGATTGATGTTCATGCAATTACATTATCATCTGTGGCAAAATTATCAATATTTTGTAAAATACAAAACAATTAATATAAAAACAACAAGGCGATTTGTGAAACATATCCCTTTTGTGCCATTTTTCAAAAAACGGGCTGTTTTTAGAGTTTTTAGATATGTTTTTGGACAGCGTGGACGGTGACTTATATTGCAGGGGGAGTTTTTTTGTTGGCAGCAATTACATTATCAATATTTTGTAAAATACAAAACAATTAATATAAAAACAAAAACAACACCAATCAATTCAATCATTTTTCGTGATTAGACCGATTCATGATCAAACCAAATGCCACACTAACAAAAGTACTGGTCAAGTAACCCACCAATGCATATCCAACAATAGTCATTAGCATATAAGATTATTTATCCTTTCTTTTTTCTAAATAACATATTTTTTAAAAGTGTCAACAAAAAAGTTGAATAAAACTTCTTATTATATGAACTAATACAGCATATAAGAGTTGCTTATAAACATAAGATGAACGAATTATTTACAAAATAATCTCGACATTTTGAAAAGAATTAGATAGAACCTTTTTCGTGATGAGAAAAAACCAAGAGGTCAATGAACCGAAGGTGGATTCAATTCACGAACCGAGGATAAAAAAAATGACAGCAGGAAAAAAAGCAGGTGCAACTCGTATTTATAACATCAATCTCAACCAAAAGTATGGATTCAAAAACCCAGTATTGAATCGGGGTATGTTCGAGAATTATATCAATTCACATAAATCAAGTCCATTCACACTTACACTACTCAAGAATCCTTTATTGTCCGACGAGGAAATGTCGAAACTAACAGGAAAAAGTGTGGGAACAATTCGGCGTTTTCTTCCCACCGCAATTCAAAGTGTGATAAAAGGAAAACCTTGTATTGGAAATTACAAATTAAACATTCCAGAATTATTGAAACTGCGAAACAAACAACGGAATAATGGAAAAGAAACACGAGGAAGAAAACCTTGTAAAAAACTCACAACTTTTAACGGGAAGATAAAAAAATATATTCACGCAAGATTATTGAGTTTAATGCTTGACGAAAGAAGTCCAAAATCAGGAAAGGTTGCCACCCTACCTTTCAATTTTGTGCTGGAAGAAAAAATTATAAAATATAAGAAACTAAATGAACTGATGTTTAACGGATACGAATATGGAAAAGACCCGATTCAAAAAATTAAAAGTCGTATTCAATTCAAACGCCAAACAAAAATATTAAAAAATAATAAGAGTTTGGCAGAGCGAGTGGTGATGTATAATCACGATATCAATGATGCACTATTAAAGGAGAGAGAATCCGATACTTATTCTCATATTCTCACTGATTATTGTGGAACTTACAGCACCAACAAAGAAACCATTCGTCACATTTTGGAAAAAGATTTGGTCAAAGTGGGTGGACTGGTTTGGATTACTCTTTGCGGGAGGGCAAAAAGGGGAGATAGTCCCAAGAAAGATTTGCCCAATCTGATAAAAAAATCAGGAGGAAATCGTTACAAAGTTCACACGATCGAGGGAGAAAAATTGTTTCCCTATTTTACCAGTCAAGCGATGTTCACCACCATCCTGCGAAGAATCAAATAATATATAATTTTGTTATTGACATTTTGAAAATAATTCAATAGAAAGGAAATATGAAAAAGAAAAAACAAGATGTGAGAGTTGAATTGCCCGAACCTGATGAAACACCAGAACGCAAAACACTTTTTGATTTTCTCAAAGCATTGGGAATCCAAGTGTTGAAGGTTCATTATAGTGGTAGCGGAGATAGTGGTCAGACCGATGATATGACCACCATACCTGCAAAGCTATCTAAATTGTTGGATGAACAATTAAACCAGAAAGAAACATTACGCAGTTATCTGGAAACTTTCACTTGGGAAAAGATTGAAGATGAAGAAAGTGGATTCTACAACAATGAAGGTGGATATGGTGAAATCCTATTTGATGTGGCTGAACGCACCATCAAAATGGAACATTTTAACTATATTCAAGAAACTGTATATAGCGAACACGAATTGTAAAGGAGAATACAATGGCTCATCCATATCATCACGCAGTAAGTAGTGTAAGAAAATACGGGGGCAAACCCGAAGATTATCAAGCCATCCATGATTGGTTTGATGAAAGCAAAAAGATGTATGCAGATTTCCGTCATCGTGCTCTTCGTCATCATGCTGAAGGAATCTTCACTTGCGAAAAAATCTTTGGCACAACAATCACCAATAGCGATGGTCGCAAAGTGCCAGTTCGATTCATTGGCGAACAGCATGTGCTGGAAGATATGGGACGCATACCCACGATTCAAGATTGGTTCTGCCATATCAAACCTGAAAGATGGATGGGTCAACCTCCAACCAAGCTGGAAAAAGAATTGGAAAAAAAATAAAAATTGGTTATTGACATATGAAAAAAGATTTAGTAGAGTCGCCCAAGTTCAAAGCAAAGGAAAGCAAAGGCAGAGGCGATAGCCAAACCAGAGCAGACCAAAGCAGAGAACAGAAAAGAAGGTAGAAGTGAATAAAGTTGCAATCGAAGGTGGGATTGATGTTCCCCCGCAAATGCCGATCATTCCCCACGATGGGAATGGAAACAACGAAAACCTAACCAATGTGGAATTGCTAGCTCTTGTCAAAGGTAGCACACGAGAGATAAGCGATTTGATCAATGATAGCGTTCCTGCGGGAAACTATAACATTGATTTCACCTTGCGGGTGCAGGGTGGGATTCGCAAAGGAAACCCGCAAGAACAAATGGTGGTGGCGGAAATCCCTTGGGCAACCATTGTTTATCACCTTGCCCAAGAAGTGAGTCCCAAAGCGTTGGAGCGATCAATTGGTCGGGCTTTGGACGAAGACCACAGCAAGGTTAAAAACTTCAAATCCGAGTGCGAGAAGATCGTGACGGATTTGAAAGGAACAACCAAGCGGGTCATTCGTGGCAAAGTGACCACCGCATTGACTTTCACTAAAGTCTAAATGGAAATGAGATGAGGGGAAGTTACTAACCCTCATTTTATATAATATAATATATATGAGATATGTTCTGTTTGATCAGGGAAATGATGAATGCACGATTGTCACCGAAGAAGGTGGAGTTGCGTGTGCCCACGATAATGGTGACCATATAGTGTCAGAATATTATCAAGACGCTTTGAGCAGGGGAGATTTGGAATGTTTGTATCAGGATGAAACCATTTGGGACATACTGGGTCAGGGAAAATTATATAGCAATGATTGGGATGGTGACAGGAAAGATTATCCACTTAAAACAAAAATTGATGATGAAGTGGTGCGGGATTTGCGGGATTGGTTGTGTCCTGATGAAAATGATTTTACCGAATATCGAATGAAGTGGGATGATGATTATGCATTCTTAAAAACATTTTTAAAATAATGCTTGACATTTTGGAAATAATTCTCTAGCACAAATCTATGCCAAATCATACAACAAATCTACTGACCATCGTGGGGGAAAAACATATCCGAGCATTGTTGAAACCTTTTCTTTCACAAGAAAAAACAACAACCAATGTGAATGGATTGGTGCTTCCGATGGAAAACGAAAATGAATTGCAAGACACTATTTTCTTGGATTTGAACAAGATTGTTCCAATGCCCAAAGAGATAGAGGAGATTACACTATATAGTGATGTTAATTTTATTATGCAGAAACGCACTCCTGAACAAAAAAAGAAAGATGATGCAAAAGAAAAACGATTAAAAAACAAATGTATCAAGTTGTATGGTGTGAATGGATGGTATGATTGGTGTGTGAAATACTGGAGCACCAAGTGGAACACATATGAAACACGCTGGGGTGGTGTGGACAAAGATGATAACGAGCAGTTGTTTTTTCAAACAGCTTGGTGTCCTCCTGCAAATGCATTACAAGAATTAGCCGTAAAACTGGATAAGATTGTTCGGGTCACTTATATGGATGAAGGATACGGATTCTTTGGCACTTATCATTTTTATCCAGATGGTGAAGTTGATGATGAATGTTATACCGAGCACAAAGATGTTCCTGATGCAATTTGTGAAGAATTGGGAATCAATACATATGAAGAGGATAAAAGAGAAAATGATGAGGCAGATGAAGACTCTCGTATGTGTAGGGAGAATGCATAATAGCCCGAAAGGGATATGCCCATTTTTTTATTGACATTTGTGAAATAATATCATAGAAAGGAAATATGAAAACAGATTATAAAGGTTACGAAATACTGATAGAGCAGGATGAACACCCCATCAATCCAAGAATGGAAAACTTTAATCTGGGACAAATGATTTGTCATCACAAAAGATATTTTTTGGGCGACAAACACAACAAAAGCACAGATGAAGTATGTGATATGTTGGATGGCAAACAAAAAGATATTGTTGTTCTTCCTCTTTACCTTTATGACCATAGCGGTATTACCATGAATACTACTGGCTTTAGTTGCCCTTGGGATAGTGGAATGGTGGGTTGCATCAGTGCCGATTATGTTAATATCCGCAGTTGGTATGGTGTGAAAAAGGTTACAAAAAAATTGATTGCTAAAGTGAAACTTCATCTGTTGCAAGAAGTAAAATGTTATGACAATTATATTAGTGGAAATGCATATTCTTTCAAAATATATAAAGATAATGAAGAGATGGAAGGTTGCGGAGGTTATCCTTACGAGGATGCATTGAATGAAGCAAAAGCCATCGTGGACAACATGCATAGCCATAAAAAGATGGTAACAGCATGACCTACGAAATATATTCAAATAGTGAACAAGCAGAGTTTAGTGAACCGCGTTTCACTATTGAATCAAACAATCTTTTGAATGCATACAGGGATGCTTTGCATGAATTGGGATATTCATTGTTTAAAGAAACAAAGAAAGAAAAAGAATAATATGTTTCCAATCGAACCTGTATCTGAATCAGAACCTTTTGAGTTTACTCATGATGCTCAAAAATACAAAGCTATTGTGAGATACTATTCTGATGCTAGTTGTGATGTTGAACTGGATTCTATAGATGCAAAAGCAAATGATAAAGCTTGGCAAGTAGCAGAACTCCTAGACTTGATTGAATAATACCATCATTGATAAAATAAAAAAACCTGTCTATTAGACAAACCTCACTGAAGGTCAAGTTTGTTCCCAACACACTTTTGAACTTGTTCATCACTTGATGATAAATATCAACAAATGCAAGTGGCTTATTCTTAAAGACTTGCAAAATCGACATTACCGGAAAATAACTGCTTGATGGTTAAGGAGTTGCAGATGTTGAATCTGTTGAATCCTTATTCTGCAAATCATTATAATTAGAATTATAATTAGAATTAGAATTAGAATTAAAATAGTTACAGATATTGATATATGGAACATCAACATTGCCAGACATGGATTCGAACCATGAAAGAGTGATCCAAAGTCACTAGTGT